AAGAAAGGAGTAAAGAATCTTTCGACTCAAGAATTGACGAGACTGAACAAGCGACTCCAATTGGAGAAGACGTTCGCCGAACTTCGACCGAGCAAGCATGCCAAACGCATGAAGACTCTTAACAGTCTTGTGAGTTCTGGCAAAACGATCGAATCTGTGTACAAACTTTCTCAGTCACAGATGATGAAAGATGTGATGGAGAAACTCGGCGCGAAGAAAGTCGTTAAGGGTGTCGCCAAAACGACTGTCGCTAGGTAGGTGTGAATGTCACTATCCAACACAGCAACTCCAAAGTATTACGCACGATTTCGGGAGGATGTTCTAAGCGGCAGGATCCCAGTTTGCAAAGAGATCTCGATGGAGATGAATCGCATCGATGCTCTCATAACAAATCGTGGCGTATACTACGATGAGGATGCTGTCGAGGGGTGGATAGCGTACTGCGAAAACGAACTGACGTTGACGGACGGCGGAGATCTAATTCTTCTTGACACCTTCAAACTATGGGCCGAGCAGGTCTTTGGTTGGTATTACTTTGTTGAACGAAGTGTCTACGAACCAGACAAATCAGGTCATGGTGGTAAGTATGTAAGGAAGATGATCAAGAAACGTTTGGTCAATAAGCAGTATCTGATCGTTGCTCGCGGTGCTGCAAAATCTATGTACGGGTCGTTCATCCAGGGGTTCTTCCTGAACGTCGATACGGCGACAACCCATCAGATCACTACTGCTCCGACAATGAAGCAGGCTGAGGAAGTTATGTCGCCTCTGCGCACTGCCATCACGCGTGCGCGAGGGCCGCTCTTCCGGTTCTTGACTGAGGGTTCTTTACAAAACACAACTGGATCACGGGCCAATCGTGTGAAGTTGGCATCCACAAAGAAGGGAATTGAGAATTTCCTGACAGGTTCCATACTTGAGGTTCGCCCGATGGCGATAGACAAACTTCAGGGACTTCGTCCAAAGATAGCAACCGTTGACGAGTGGCTCTCTGGCGATATTCGAGAAGATGTCGTTGGGGCAATCGAACAGGGTGCTTCGAAGTTAGATGACTATCTCATCGTCGCGATGAGTTCAGAGGGAACCGTTCGAAACAGTTCTGGTGATACGATCAAGATGGAGTTGTTGGACATTCTCAAAGGAGATTACACCAACCCGCATGTCTCGATCTTCTATTACCGACTGGATGATGTCTCGGAAGTTAACAATCCCGAGATGTGGATCAAAGCCAACCCGAACCTTGGCCGTACTGTGACTTATGAAGTCTATCAACTCGATGTCGAACGTGCTGAGAATGCACCAGCGGCGAGGAACGATATTCTTGCCAAGAGGTTCGGCATTCCGATGGAAGGGTACACCTACTTCTTCACATATGAGGAAACTCTTCCGCATAGAAGAAGAGGAGGCAGGGAATTCTCTGGAATGCCTTGCGCACTTGGTGCTGACCTTTCTCAGGGTGATGACTTCTGCGCGTTTACATTCTTCTTTCCTTTACCACGCGGACAGTTTGGTGTAAAGACTCGTTCGTACATTTCTTCCTTGACGCAGATGAAGTTGCCGGGAGCAATGCGCAACAAATATGAGCAATTCATCAAAGAAGGTTCTTTGATCGTGCTCGATGGCAGTGTTCTCGACATGATGGAAGTTTATGATGACTTGGAAAGACTCATCGTTGGTCTGGAGTATGATGTTCGTTGTCTTGGGTATGACCCGTACAACGCTAAAGAGTTTGTTACTCGATGGACATCAGAGAACAGCGAATTCGGTGTTGAGAAAGTTATCCAGGGAATCAAGACTGAGTCAGTTCCTCTTGGCGAGTTGAAGATTCTTGCAGATCAAAGACTTCTGCTCTTCGATGAGGAATTAATGTCCTTTGCAATGGGGAATGCAATAACCCTTGAGGATACAAACGGAAACCGCAAGTTGTTGAAGAAGCGATTCGACGCTAAGATTGACAATGTTGCGGCATTGATGGACGCATGGATTGCGTACAAGGCGCATAAAGATCTGTTCGAATAGGAGGAGAAATATGGCTCCAAGACCACCGGTTGTGTCAAGTTTGACACGATTCGAGAAATGGGTTCTCAACAACACGACCCAAGTGCTGGACAAACGCGTTAAACTTGGGACTAAAATGCAGGAATTGGTCACTGGGATCAATACTGTCGCGGCTTCTGGCGGTTCTGGCGGTGGAGTAGAAGAAACGTTTACCGTAGAGGTTCATGATCAACATGATCACAGCGGTATTCCAGGCGTTCCACAACTCAATTACAAAGGGTTTGTCACGGCGCTTGACGACTTTGCAACAAATCAGTTCACCGATCCTGGGAATGAACCAAACTACTATGACATGTACTATGTCCTAGAAGAGAACGCGTTCTATGCGTGGGCCACAGGAACGGAATTGGAATGGCGAAGAGTCGGTACTGAAGGCGGTATGCCTACCCCGCGACATTTCGATGAGACAACGGAGGTTCTAGGTTCTGGCGAGTGGGAAGATGTAACGGTATTCCCAATTGGGTATGCTCTTCTCAGTTTCGGCATTTCCAGTCTTACTCCTGATGACGAAGGCGTCATCACAGACATGGAATTGTACAATGGAGCAAATAGTTCCCAAGTGTCTTGGGAAAATGGCGGTTTGATGGCCGTTGATCCAACGCTTGCATGGTCAGTGAGAGTCAAGGCAACAGGCCCAGGACTAGTTAGTCTCTTTGTGGTCGGGTCAACCGGGGAGATAACTCCGGAAATGCATGCCCAACTGAATCACACGGGACTTCTTGGTGTTGGCGGGGAGGGCACTCAAGGCGATCCTGGTCCTCAAGGCGATCCTGGTCCTCAAGGCGATCCTGGTCCTCAAGGCGATCCTGGTCCTCAAGGCGATCCTGGTCCTCAAGGCGATCCAGGAGATCCGGCATCTGAAACTTTTACCCAAATTGTCCATGATGCTGAAGATCATACCGGTTTGCCAGGAGTAAATGTGCCTATTGTCGCGGATGGCGAGGCCTTGGCCACACTATCGGATAATGTGTACAGTACGAGCACAGACTTTCCAGCGTTCACTTCTAGCTGCTCTACCAAGAAATACGGGCATTATCCTGTAGTTGGTCACGGTGACACCACATATAAAGTCGATTGGGTTCCTAAAAACGTTGTAACAGGTGGGCCCGCGAGAATTGGTTTTCAAACCAATGTCGGTAATGCTCCTAGCGGAACCTGGTTGGGCTACGCAGAAATGGCCGTTGGCGCAGAATTAGTCGGGACAACGGTTGAAGTTGTCATACCCGCTAACCTGGCCGAGGGTGTTAGTTACTGGCTGATGTGGGAAAATATGGACGGAGTCCATGATATAAGCACAGACGTCAAAACTAGCGCTCCTGGTGATGTTAACAAGGCATGGTGGGCTGAGAGTTGGATCGGTATTGAGTCTCCGCTATTTAGGTACAAGAATGGCGAGGAGTTTACCACCGCCGATGGGGAACTTCGGTTCTCGCAAGCAGACGACAAAATCTATGCTTACAATTCTGCGACAGACACGTGGGATGTTATCAACCCGACACCTCCCGCGGCCGAAGCATTCACCGAAGATGCGCATGCAGAAACTGATCATGTCGGAATACCAGGAGTTGGAGACGTAGCCTTCAAAGCACCGGTCGCCTTGCGCGACGATCTGCCTGGTGCGGAAGACGTGCCTACGTTAGGCGACATTCGTCTTGCCATAGACACCGGAGAACTCGTGTACTGGGATGGTATGAACTGGACCGGCATTGTAGCGGGGTCAGTCGTCGCACCATAAGAGAAAGCGAGGATAGATTGGGAAGGAGGAATTGTGTGGACTGAAGAGAAGCCTCCCATTGAGGATCTCGTCAATGAACTTAAGCATTACGGCGTTGCTGGGATGCAAAAGGGAATTCGCAAACTGGATCAACTCGATGCGAGAGATGCTCGCGATGCAACTCCGATGACAACGCATAAACGGGTAATGGCTGCTAAAGCGGCGCAGATTGCGGTAGCCAAGAAGCAGCCCGTTAAGAGTGCGCCGAAGCAGAAGTTGAATCCGAAGCAACAGCAGCGATTGAAACGACTTCGTGCCGCTAGGCAGAAACGGATCGCGGCCAAGTTGAAAACATTGCGGGCAAACGGCCTTAAAGATGGCAAACCGCATAACTACACCAAGGCCGAGGTTGACGCGGTTCTGGCAAATCATCGATCTCGGATGGGGGCAACAGCAGCAAAGGCAGCAGTTGCAAATCCATCCGCTTACAAAAAGTACGGCGGTGGGTACTAGAAGGAGGTGATCTATGTGGCGGATCCTTTTGGGGCCAGGCTAAAACACGCGTGGAACGCGTTTCTGGATCGCAATACCTCTAGCCCCCAAGCATATTTGGATACGGGTCCTAGCACATGGACCCGCCCGGATCGTGTTTGGTTTCGTCCGTCAAACGAGAGATCCATCATCATGTCGGTGTATACCCGCATTGCGATGGACGTGGCAGCGGTATCCCTTCAACATGTTCAACTTGACAAAGATGGAAGATATTCCGAGACAAGAGACTCCGGATTAAACAACATCTTGACAGTTGAGGCGAACATCGATCAAACAGCAAATGCGTTCATTCAGGACATCATCATGTCGATGTTTGATGAGGGTGTTGTTGCTGTCGTTCCTGTCGATACGACCATAAACCCTGCAGTCTCTGGTGCGTACGACATTCAAACCGTGAGAACGGGAAAGATCCTTGAATGGTTTCCTCGTCATGTGCGCGTGCGCGCGTACGATGAAAGAGACGGGATCAAAAAAGACATTCTACTTGAAAAATCGAACGTAGCCATTATTGAGAATCCGCTATTCGCCGTGATGAATGAACCAAACAGTACACTCCAGCGGCTTATAAGGAAACTCAATATACTGGATGCAATCGACGAACAAAGTGGTTCCGGGAAACTCGACCTCATTATTCAACTTCCGTACGTTATTAGGACACCAGCACGGAAGAAAGAGGCTGAGGAACGTCGTAAAGACGTCGAGATGCAGTTGTCCGGTTCCAAGTATGGGATTGCCTATACTGATGGGACTGAAAGAGTCACACAGTTGAACAGGCCAGCCGAAAATCACCTTATGGAGCAGATTACATACCTGACGAGTATGCTATATAGCCAGTTGGGGATTACGGAAGATGTCTTCAAAGGAACGGCGACAGATCCCATACGCATTAACTATGAGAACAAAACGGTTCTGCCTTTGGTCAAGGCGATCGTTGATGAATTTAACCGAAAGTTTCTGACAAAGACTGCAAGAAGTCAGAGACAAACGATCATGACATTCAAAGACATATTCGCTCTCATACCTCCTGATAAGATCGCCGAAATGGCGGACAAACTTACCAGGAATGCGATCGTGTCTTCGAATGAGATGCGCGGTTTCTTAGGTTTGAAGCCGTCAAAAGACAAAGAGGCTGATAAACTTAGTAACAAGAACTTGAATCAGCCCACACCTCCAGGTCAAGGAGGACAACCACCTGCTGGTGATAACACAGCAACATCCCCTGACAATATGTCAGATGATGAACTTCTAGCGACATATGGGGATCAAGGAGCATAGGAGACAAGTATGAAGGGTAAGAAGCACGATTTCAGTGGCTACGCCACTAAGAACGGGCTCAAATGCTCGGATGGACGGACCATCCAGAGGGATGCATTTAAGGAGAATGACGGTCAAGTCGTTCCTCTTGTTTGGCAGCATCTCCACAGTGATCCGGTCAACGTTCTCGGGCATGCGGTTCTGGAGAATCGGGAAGATGGTGTCTATACCTACGGGTTCTTCAATGACACCACTCAGGGCCAGAACGCCAAACAGTTGGTACAACACGAAGACGTCACGATGCTGTCCATATTCGCGAACGAACTCAAACAGCGTGGGCAAGATGTCATGCACGGCGTGATCCGTGAAGTCAGTCTCGTTCTCTCTGGTGCGAATCCCGGCGCGAAAATCGATTGGCTGAGTTTCGCTCACGGAGACGACACGTTCGAATCCGAAGATGAGGCCATCATCTATACTGGCCTCACTCTTCAGCATGCCACGGCTGTCGCTGAACTTCCCACGCGCACGAGCGCGAAACAGGAAGATGCAGAAGACGACGGCGACGACAGCGACGACAGCGAAGAAACGATCGGGGATATCGTCGACAAGATGAGTCCCAAGCAGCAAGATGCTGTCTATGCTCTTCTTGCAGAAGCACTCGGCGAGGAGGGTGGCGACAGTGGCAACAGTGGCGACGATGGTTCCGACGGCGGGGATGATGGCTCCGACGACGGTTCCGATGACGGTTCCGCAGCTCATCAAGGTAACAAAGGAGAAACCTTCATGAAGAAAAATGCATTCGACAAGACTGATGACAAGGGCAAAGGGCCCGAGCGTCAGTACCTTTCGCATGACCAGCTCAACGCGATCATGCAGGACGCCATGCTCACGGGTTCGTACAAGAAGTCGTTCCTTGCGCATGCGGTCACCTACGGCATCGAGAACATCGATTACCTGTTCCCGGATGCTCGGACGATCGACAGCTCCCCGGAGTTCGTGTCGAGGCGGATGGAATGGGTTAGCTCCGTTCTCAACGGCGCCAAGCATTCCCCGTTCTCCAGGATCAAGACCATGTCGGCCGACATCACGTACGACGATGCTCGTGCCAAGGGTTACATCAAGGCCTCGCTGAAGAAGGAAGAGTTCTTCGCGTTGTCTCGCAGGACTACTACTCCGACCACGATCTACAAGAAGCAGAAACTCGATCGTGACGATATCATCGATATCACCGATCTCGATGTCGTGGCTTGGCTGAAAGCCGAGATGCGCGTCATGCTCGACGAGGAAATCGCGCGTGCGGCACTGCTCGGCGATGGTCGTCCTGTCGAAGTCAACGGTCAGCCCAACGAGGACCGGATCGACCCGACCCACATTCGTCCGATCGCGTTTGACGATCCCTTCTACGCTCATCGCGTGGACGTCACGGCGAACACCGCTGGCGAGACTCTGGTCGAAGCGATTCTCCGCAACCGCACCTACTACCATGGTTCCGGGACGCCGACGATGTTCTGCACCGAAGCCATCATGACGGATCTGCTGCTCGTCAAGGACAAGATGGGTCGCCGTCTTTACCAGACAGTGGCCGATCTCGCCGCGACGCTTCGGGTTTCCAGTATCGTCACTGTTCCTGTGATGGATGGCGTTCAGGACTCCTCCTCGCATGACCTGCTCGCGATTCTGGTAAACATGAGCGACTACACCTTCGGTGCAGACAAGGGCGGCGCAGTCTCGATGTTCGATGATTTCGACATCGACTACAACCAGCAGAAGTATCTGATCGAGACCCGTCTGTCTGGTTGCCTGACGAAGTGGAAGGCGGCTCTGGTCGTTTGGCGTGCTACCGGCACTCTGGTGTCGACTGTCACCGCTCCGACCTTCGTCCAGCTTACCAACACGATCACCATCCCCAGTGT